GGAACTAATCTTCCAGCCGAACGTATTTCTAAACTTCTTGAATCTTGGAGAACTGCTCGCCTTACTAAGTCAACCGCGTTCCTTAATGCGGATGTTGAATTGCAAGCGTTGGGCATCGATCCAGCCAAACTACAGCTCAATGAAGCTCGTCAATACGTCGCTCTGGAATTGGCTCGCGCTTGCAACCTTCCTGCTTATTTCGTAAGCGCAGAAGCATCGAGCATGACATATAGCAACGCGGTATCAGAGCGTCGCTCTCTTATCGATTTCTCAATGAAGCCAATCCTAACTGCCATCGAGCAGCGCTTATCAATGCCAGATTTTATTTCTTCAACAGGAGAGATTCGATTCGATCTAGATAACTTCCTTCGCACAGACGCGCTACAACGTGCTCAGGTATACGAAATTCTTAACCGCATTGGTGCTATGAGCGTCGAGCAGATTCAGCGTGAAGAAGATTTGATTAATAATGAGAGAGGCAACTAATGAAGATAACAATGCCATACGCGATCACAGCAGCAGACACAGAGTCTCGCATTATCGCAGGTCGCATCGTGTCCTGGAATGCTGAAGGCAGCACCTCAGCAGGTCGGACTATGTTCAAAGAAGATTCCATAACAATGGCTAAGAACATCAAGCTAGTTCTTCAGCACGACGTAACTAGACCGCTTGGAAAACTTGTTAGCTACGAGCAGGACGATATGGGCATTACAGCAGAATTTAAGATCGCCAAGACAACCGCCGGTAACGATGCACTCGAGGAAGCCGCAACTGGACTCCGCTCAGATTTCAGCGTAGGCGTGGATGTTGCAGAATGGGATAACGAGGATGGCGTGATGGCTATTAAATCGAGTTCCCTTATCGAGGTCAGCCTTGTAACAGACGGTGCTATTCCCGGCGCAGAGGTCGAGAAAGTAGCGGCCGTAGAAAATGAAGTTTCTGAGACATCTCAGGAAGAAACACAATCAACCACAGAAGGAGAACAAGTGTCAGACACTACCGTTCCAGAAGTTGCTCCTGCCGCAGAAACGGTAGAGGCTGCAAGAGTTGAAGTTAAGGCTGCAACAGCACCTTATATTTCAACAACTGTTCGTAACCCGATCGTTGATAAGGCTTCTTATCTCGAGCATTCAGTCCGCGCCCATCTTGGCAACGACACATCAAAAATGTATGTTGCAGCAGCAGCAGACACAACAGACAACGCTGGACTTGTTCCAACACGTCAGCTAACAGAAGTTATCAATGGCATCTCAAACGCAGATCGTCCATTCATTGACTCAGTATCTCGTGGCGCTCTACCTGATGCAGGTATGTCATTCGAGATTCCAAAGATCACAGTTGCTCCAACAGTTGCAGTAGCATCTGAAGGTGGCGCACCATCAGAAACAGATCAAAACGCAGCGTTCGTTACTGTGAGTGTTCAGAAGTTTATTGGACGTCAGACATTCAGTTTAGAGCTCCTCGACCGTTCATCTCCAGCATTCTTCGCTGAACTCGTACGCCAAATGGAATTTGCTTACGCAAAGGCCACAGATAACGCAGTTGCAACAGCAATGGTTAATGGTGGAACAGACGGCGGAAACCGCGCAGCACTATCAACAGGTGCTCTAGTTGCTGATTTCGTATCAGATGCAGCAGTTTCAATTTACAAGAACACTCTTGGATTCGCACAGAACATTTGCGTATCTCCAGAACAATGGGGCGCTCTTATGGGCTTGGTCGATGGTTCAAATCGCCCAATCTTCCAACAGACAATTAATCCTCAGAATGCTGGCGGAACTTTAACTGCAACAGCAATTCGCGGAAACCTACTCGGACTAAATCTACGCGTATCACGTGCATTAACAGACGGCTCAGGACTTGGCGATAACAGTCTTATCGTTATCAATCCAGATGCTTACACTTGGTACGAGTCACCACGCCTATCACTCCAAACAAACCTAATCTCAACAGGTCAGGTTGAAGTTGGATACTACGGCTATGGCGCAACAGCTACAAAGCTTGGCGCTGGCGCATACCGCTTCATGGTTGCGTAATCAATTAACTAATCATGGGGGGGCTGCTGCTCCCGGTAGCTCCCCCAGTCGTTTAACGAGAGGAATTGGAAATGGCAACAATAGTCACACCAGCCGAATTGCGCTCTGTGCTTGGCGTTTCCAATTCCCTCTATAACGATGCTTATTTAACAGATGTCATAGACACAGCCGAGGCAGTTATCTTGCCTATGTTGGTCAAGTACTCAAGCCCGATTGATGTCGTGGCGCTTCAAGATAACATTGCAACATATTATGTCCTAGGCGATAATAACTTTGGAGTGGGTCAAAGCGTAGTCGTTACAGGCGTCGGCGCTCCATTTAACGGCACTTTTACAATCCTAGAATCTAGCAACCTAGATTACGATTCATTTGTATTGCGCTCTAATTCACGCATATTCTTAGACGGTTCTTACAGAGAATTTAACGGCTTCTTTACAGTCTCAATTACAAACGCTGACATTACAGAGCGCAAGGTAATTCCATCAGGCTTGGCAACTCTTTCAGGCGCAGCTACTTATGTAGGCAACAGCGCGGTCGAATCAGCAGTCTTAGCCGTTTCAGTAGAAGTCTTCCAATCTCGAATCGCTCCAGGCGGACAGATCGAGGGAATCGATTTCACCCAGGTAAGCCCATACCGCTTAGGCCGTAGCTTGTTCAATCGAGTGTCAGGACTTCTCGGAGCGTTTATCGATACCGATTCAATGGTGCAGTAATGCCAAACACAATTTTAGACACAGTACGCACACCATTAGCCACAGCCTTTGCAAACGTAGCGGGTAACGTTTACGCCTACGTTCCAGAAGCGCCTATGGTTCCTTTCGTAGTTACAGTCCCAGATTCTCCATACCTTGAATTAGAGACCATTAACAAATCAACGCTACACATTAAAATCAATCTTGTAATCTCAGTAGCGGTTGCATATAACAGCAATCCTGCATCGCTCGACAATCTCGAGCAGCTAGTAATAAGTGTTCTGAAGGTAATCCCTGCCGGGTACATCGTCGGAGCGGTTGAAAAACCAACGGTAACTCAAGTCGGGCCTTCCAACGTGCTGGTCGCAGATATCAGAGTTTCTACCTACTACACACAAACAAACTAAAGGACAATAATATGGCAACCGTAGTAATCACAGGGCGCGATATTTCTCTATCTTTCTCAGGTGGAACAGATATCGAAGCGCAAGCAACATCAGCAGTACTCACAAAGACAAACGTTCGTGAGACATATCAAACACTCGATGGCGAAGCTTACAAGACCACTAACATTGAGGGCACATTTGCTCTTTCAATGCTAGCCGACTGGGGTAAGGCTAACTCAGTATGCGAAGCCCTATGGACAGCAGCAGAGACAGCACCAGACACAGACATCACTATCAGCCTTACAGCAGCTACAGGCGCAGTATTTTCATTCCCAGTAATGCCAGAATTTCCTACAGCAGGAGGCGCTGGAACAGATGCTCAGACTGTAGACTTTACATTTAAGGTATCAAAGGGCGCGGTCACAGAGACCTTCAGCTAAACAATAGAAACGGGAGCAAACAATGCAACAGCAAATAACAATTAAATATGTAGACGGATCGGAAACCACTTACCTGGTTCGACCACCTGATTACGCCAAATGGGAGATGACAACTAAAAAGGTTATTTCCCAGTTTGGTGGCATGTGGGACATCCTTTATGTAGCACATTCAGCAATGAAACGTGATGCAGGGGGCAAGCCAACCAAGGCGCTTGATGTCTGGATGGAATCGGTCGCAGATGTCGAAGTAGGTGGGGAAGACCCAAAAGTCATCCAAGAGGAAGCGTAAGCCGACTCTTGGTAGAACTGGCAATAGCCACACAAATCCCGATGGATAAGTGGCAAAGTGCCGAGGATATTCTTACAGCGATTGAACTACTAGAGGAGCGTAATCGTGGCAAGTGAGGTTGATGCCCAACGGACGTTCCTTGTCTACGATAAAAAAGAACTTCGGGCTATTCAAGGCGCTTTTAAGGCTATGACCGAAGAAGCTCAAGCTGCGGCTAAAAGGGAATCTAGTGCGCTTGCTGAATACGCTGGTAAAGAAATACTTAAAGCCTCTTATGCTGCACCAAACCCAAAGGTAGCCTCAAGGGTTGCCAAAGGATTTAAGGTTTCTAAATCTTCTAGAGTCGGCGAATTGTCTTTCGGATTTGCTGGGCAGAAGTTCTCTGGTGGAGCTACAACTCAGTTCAATTATGCCAAACAAGGCGGTCCCGGTTTGCTTGCTGGAGCAGAATTTGGATCTAAAAAATATTCTCAATTCGCTGGCAGAAGTCCTCGTTATGGCCGCAGAGGAAATGAAGGTTATTTCATTTACCCGACATTAAGAGCACTTCAGCCTTATTTAATATCACAATGGGAAAATGCTTTTAATCGTGTCTTAAAGGAGTTTAAGTAATGGCTACAAGTAGAACTCTTAAATTATCGATTCTTGCCGATGTAGATAATCTTAAAAAAGGATTAAACAACGGCTCAAAGGATATCGCTACCTTTGGCGATAAAGTTTCAGCGTTTGGTAAAAAAGCAGCTATAGCCTTTGCAGCAGCAGGAGCGGCAGCAGTCGCATACGCTGGCAAGTTAGCCATCGATGGCGTTAAATCTGCCATCGAGGATGAAGCCGCCCAAGCCAAGTTAGCCAATACTTTAAGAAACGTTACTCAGGCTACCGATGCTCAGATTAAAAGCACAGAAGAATTCATTCTTCAGACTTCGCTTGCTACTGGTGTAGCCGATGATCAACTGCGCCCATCGCTTGATCGTTTAACCCGAGCAACTAAGAATGTCGACAAGGCGCAAAAGTTACAGGCCCTAGCACTTGATATTTCAGCAGGTAGTGGTAAATCTCTACAGGCAGTCACAGAAGCCCTTTCAAAGGCTCAAGAAGGCAATTTGGCAGGGCTTAGCCGTTTAGGTGTTGGAATTACTAGGGCTGAACTTGCTACCCTGTCATTCGATGACATTACAGCCAAACTTGCTGGAACTTTCGAGAATCAAGCATCTAAGCAAGCCGATACATTTCAAGGAAAGTTAAGCCGCTTACAAGTGGCCTTCGATGAAGGCAAGGAAACCGTCGGCGCTTACATTCTTACAGCCATCACTCCATTGGTTGAAACCTTGGTTCAAAGGGTAATCCCAGCCATTGCAGACTTTACTAACAACCTAGGCGAGAAGTTGCGCCCAGTTATCCAATTTTTAACTCCAATTACCGACGGACTTCGCAAAGCCTTTAACACAGTTAGAGATTCGCTAGCTTCTAATAGCGAGGAACTTAAGCCGCTACTTACGCTATTCAAGGCTATTGCAGAATTTGCTAGAGATGTATTAGCGCCAATCTTGAGCAAGACTTTAGGCAAGGCATTCCAAATCATAGGCACAGCCATATCTGGTTTGATCGAGGGCTTAGCCAAGGTGGTTGGATTCTTTAATAATCTTTACAATGCCATCAAGCGAGTAATCGACATATCAAAACAAATAGGCTCTAGCCTTAATCCATTTAGCAACGCATCATTCTCTGGAGCATCTTCTCCTTCAGCGCCTTCAAGCCCGGTGTCTTTCATTCCAAGCGTTTCAAGTAATCTAGCCGCTAGACCAGTAGCCACTACTAACATCACAGTTAATGGCGCAATCGATAGCGAATCTACTGCTCGACAGATAGTAAAAATTCTTAACGATTCACAATCCCGAGGAACGTTAGGAAGCGCGGCCTTCGTATGACCGCATG